AGAAGACCCTCCAGGAAGCGGTCAGATGAAAGAATTCATAATGGACCCGACTACGTTTCAACTAAATGAGTTCGGTATTGAGCAAATAAGTGACGACCAAAGAAATCTTTTCAAGGCTATTATGAGAGATAAATACCTTAAAGCAATGAATGTTAAGGTTGATGACTACAAAGAGAGAGATAGATTGCCAAGAACATCAGATTCAGAATATCTAGATGTAACTCTTGCAACACACTCAAAAAAGATTAATGGGGTGACTTCTACAAACGAAACTGCTGGGTATGACTATCTAAACGGGATAGCTATACAACAAGCTTTAGCTAATCAAGGCGGGGAATCTGGTGTTGGTAATCTTCAGACTGCTAGAACTCAGTTTGACAGCACTGGAGTAGTAAGTGTGTCTGATTACGCTATGGATAATCAACTGGACTCCTTTGTTAAATTGGTAGCAAAAGCTGAAACCGTTGGGATGGTTAAAGGTGTAAATCTATCAAGTAATGTTAAAAAAATATCAGAAAAAGATTTTAATTTAACCACCACAACAGGTCAAAAATTAGAAAACTTTAGTCAAGCTTTCTTAGTAGATACTCCAGGAGAGTTGCCAAAACTTGCCTTCATTGGGGATGCAATAATGGCGTCTTCCATAGATGACTATAAACTAAAATACGGCGGTGGCGATGTTGCTGAACAAGCCTTAAAAATGAACATTAGAAATGAGGTTGTTTCACCTGGAATAGTTGTTGCCGATAACAGAAAAGCGGCTCAGTTTTATAGAATAATGTATCAAAACAACCCTCAATTTCAAAAAATTGTTGAGGGTGCAGGATTTAAAGGAATATCTGCAGACCATTCCGCTCATGGAAAGAATGCTGTGATGGATGCGCTAATCACATACTTTAATACTAAGCAATGATTGTGAACAACGAAAATACAATAGAGCAAACACAAGGAGCTGATTCAAATCAAGAATTAACTTCACAAGAAAGCGTTAATGGTGTAAATCAGGGTAATGGAACTCCAGACCCAGACCCACCAATAAAAGCAGAGAAAGCGTATGAGTATTTTAAGTCTGTACTTGATGCAAATAACAAGCCATACAAGGAAGCTACCTTAAGAGCTTATTCACAGCTTCCAGACGTTAAAAGCTATATTAGAAAGTTTTACACATACAATGGTCTGACAGACCAAATGCCTACTCAAGAAGAGGCTGACTCAATCTACAATACGTGGATTGATAAACCTATCGTTGAAAAAAAAAATCTAGACCAGACTTTATCTCAACAATTTTCAGAAAGTCCAAACGTACAGGACGCTTCGGATTCTCCCTCCACTTCGGAAAATACAATATCTTTATCGGAGTCTCCTACGATAACTCTAACGGAGGACGAGCTTAAGGAAGCTGGGTATGTAAATACCCAAGAAATAGCTGAATATGATTTTGATTCTTGGAAGAACGAAATCAACATCAAAGGAGTTGGTGGTTATTTAGACGAAAAAAAATACTTAGAGGATGTAGTAAATTCCATTCCAAAAGATTTTTTCACTTCATCAGAAAGAGACGCAAAAAAGTCTTTACAAGCAATCTTAAGACCATATGGATTTAGTGTTTCAGAGACCAAAGCCCTCAGAGACGTCATAACAATACAAGGGCCACAGGGTCAAAAGATGGACGTAAGGCTTTTTACAGACAATGTAATAGGGTATCAAAAACAATTAAAGTTATCTGGTCAAACCAATGAAGAGGTAGAGTCTCTTTTAAACAGAAGATTTGATGAGTTTAAACAATTTATAATTAATAGCGGAAGCCCCGTAGACAACATGGCTTCTATATTTACCAAGTCTCAAAACTTAGTTTCAGATATTAGCAATCAATCATTCAATGCGCTTACTCCTAGAGAAGAGCAGTTGACTATGGTAGCTCAAGCTTCTGGACTTAGCACAAACGATTTCTTTGACGATGGCGTTTTCAACCCCTACAAACTAGAGCGGGTTATAGGTCAGATTAAAACAGCGTTGAAGTCTGAAAAACTTATCGCTGACGAATCACAGTTCTTTAGAGATGAAACATCTAAAAAAAGAGATGCTCTAGCAATAGCTACACCTGCTCAAAATATGAGTAAGATTTTTGGCCAGGACAATCAAGAAATAACTAGAGGCGAGATAGTTCAAAAGACAGTAAAGGAGCTGGACAATATGCTCAATACTCTTAAATCAAAAAGAGAAACCTCCTCAAAACTCATTGGTAGCGCAATGGCTATGTCTGGTAGTTATAAAAACGTAGACCTGAGAAGTGCAGAACTACTAACAAACATTAGTCAAGCTGGACTTAAGATGTCTGACATGCCTCTTGACGGAATACTTATAAATGGAGTGCCTTCTACAATGAACACATTAGAAGATATTCTTACGAATCCTACGGGAAGAAACGACGTCATTCGTGGTAACATTAAAATAGAAATAGGCAACCCAGATGATTACGGGCTTTTAGCAGACTATATAAAAGGCGCTCAAGCTTTAATAGACAGAAATGAAGCTACCCCTACAAAAACAAGAGGCGGAGCAGAGGGTAAGATATTCTATGAGTGGGGTGAAGACTTTATACAAGGCCTAGGATTGTCTTCTATGGAGATATTAGCAAACACGGGGGTTGCTTTATCGGAATCTATGCAGTCTGTTGGAGTTCCAGAGTGGGTTGCAGACGGAGTCGTACATGGCACATATGGACTACCTATTGCTAGTGGATTACCAAGGCCAGAAGAAATAATGAAACTGAAAGAAAGTGCATTACCTTTGTATGATGTTTCTATTTCTGACGCTGGTAGTTTTGGAGACATGTTGGCTTTAGCTAATCAACCAATGGCTAACTCAATTCCATATTACGCTGCATTTGCAGTGAATCCCGCTTTTGGTCTTACTGTTACAGGAACCTCTACTTTTGGCGCAACTATTACTGAAATTGACCAACTAAAGGATGCTGCTCAACAAAACCTAGAAGATGGGGTAGAGCTTACAGAAACTCAAAAGAACATATTAAATATAAGCGACCAAAAAGCAAGGGGAATTGCGCTTACTCAATCTATTTCTGAAGTCGCAATAACTAGACTTTTCACCTATAACTTCTTTAAAGCAACGAGAGGCGCTAGAAACTTTAAAGGAGCTAAAAACGTAAAAAGCGCAAGAGAACTAGCTAGCCAATATGGCAAAAGAATGAATGTTAGTGTGAGAACTAAAATAGCAAGAGCTTTAGGTATTGATGCTTCGGTTCTTAAAAGGGAAATACCAGAAGAAGAATTTGTTGCGCTTTCTAACTATTTCATAAATGTTCAGTTTGGGATAGATGAATGGGATGATGATAGAGCTGCAAAACTAATGAAAGATACAGGTCTCACTTCGTTATTTTCTTCATCTACTATGAGTAAGATTGGTAGATATAGACAAAACTCAAACATAAGAAAAGTAGCAGACCAAGTAATAAAGAATAATTTAAATATTGCTGGTGAAGGTGACTTACATAGAACAAAAATACTTCTTGATACAGAAATAAAAGCATTAGAGCAAAGTGGTTTAGATGGAGCTAATGACCCACAGCTTAAAGCAGCTCTTCAGCTTAAAGCACAGGTAAATGACCAAATTTTACTTAACGAAAAAAGAAAAGACCAGCTATTAAAATCAATGACTCCTGCCGATAAAGCATTCTTTCTTGAAACCATAACTAAATACGAAGAGGCTGGAAAGGCAATAGATAATTCGTTTATTGATGAGGTTGTATACAATCAACCAACAAGAAACGATATCAGAGAGAATGCTTACAAGAACATGGAGAAATACCAGGAGGATTTAAGGCAAATGCTAACGAAATATCCTTCGGAGTTAAGCTACAACTTTATTGCACAAAACGCTAAGCTTAAGTACGATGACAGGGCTTCCAAAGAACTACAAGATGAAGCAGAGGCTCGTGGTGAGACAGATTTTGAGATTACAAATGAACAGATTGAAGAAAGAGCGTCTCAATTATATCTACAAGATTTAAAAGACAAAAAGACAAAAGACCAAGAGCAATTTGTACCAGCTGCGGGTTATACGGCATTTGACCCATCAATACTATATGTGGATGTTGATGAGCAAGATTTTGAAAACTTTGTTTTGAGCGACGCTATAAAGCGCTCCAAGTCTAAGAGAGAGGCTCAGCCTGTTCAGGGCACTTTAGAGCTAGATGGAGACCAGCAAACAGAAGCTCCACAACAAACACTAGATGAATCCACAAACCCAGAAAGGGTTAACGAGATTATAACCAGAATAGAAGCTTTCAACGGAAAAGCAGACTTGATGAGTATGCTGCCCAAAGAACAAGCTAAACATATAGTTAGGTTTTTTGATGATTTGGACAAGGGTAAAAACCCAATGTTTGGTCAGGTTGAAGCGATTATGAATGCTCAAGAAATAGCTACTCAGATAAAATCTAAGACACCCGAGCAAATCGACATATTTGCAACAAGTGGATTGTCCTATCAAAGTCTAAACGCTTTGGCACAGAAACTTGTTACAGCAAAAGCTGGGTTTGGTACAGGAGACATACTTTTAAAAACTTTGTTTAGAGATTCCGAAAAAGGTAGTGAGTTTTATGAGTTGTACAGAGATATGGTTCGAAAGGTTAATGTTGCTGAAGGCGATACAAATAGACTTTACGATGAAGCTCTTAAAAAATACAAATCTAAGGTTCAAGCATACAACAAATCTACTGCAATCAGCGGTAAAAAATACTCTGACAACGCTAATGAAGTAGAAAACTCATATGAGCTTTATATGTTGGCTGGAGCTTTAAGAAAATCTGGTGTAACAAATAAAGACGGTGTAGACTTAGAATTTTCTAGATGGAAGAGCTTAGTTACTCAAGAGCTTGAATTAAGGCGAGCAGATTTTGAAAAAGCCGAAGGAACCAGTAAAGAAAAGTTCAAACAAAGACTTTTATATTGGGAAGAGGCATATAACAACCTTGGATTCAAAGACGCAAAAAGCTTTGATGACATATCTTCAAAAGCTCAGTCTTTCAACGTAGATTTTGTTAATGAGTTGGCTGCAATGCAACCAGGGAAAGATGCGCTACAAAGAATAACAGACTTTGGAGGGTCAATTGAAAACAAAGAGCGGGGTACACAACAGCCTTTTGTAGACGGAACATATGTTCCTGTACCACTAACCAAAAAAGCTGGTCACGAAGAACGCACTGTGGTTAAACAGGTAATTGATGATGTTAAGGGGTTTTTCCAACCATCTGCTATAACTGATGCATCAAACCTAAATGAAATATCTTTTGTAGAATCGTTAGGTGCGGATGGAGTAAGATTGAATCCTGGTATGTTTGCTAAAAACGCTTTTACTCAAATGAGAGGTGCTAAAATGGACATTGATGCTCGTAAAGACATGGTTACGCTTCAATATTTACTTGAAAATAAAACATTTAAAAGCCTATTTAAAAACACACAAGACTATGATGTTATTGCTAGATATTTTCAAGGTCAAAACAAAGTTTTTAACGACGTTGTAAACGGCAACAGCGAAGTTTTCGTTGATGTTGGTTCTGATAACTACAAAACTACCCTCCAAAAGTCTTCTAATGCAGCGTATAGTTTTATATCTGCTGTTTCTTTGGCTAGAGTCAGTCAGAGGTCTACTCAGTTTGTAAGTGCTGTTACTGGTACAGCACCATACATAAAATCAAATGCTGCTAAAAGACATTTAAACAAAGGAAGTCGTGCCTATGTTGTTGGTTTATCTGGAGCTTTGAACGGAGCTAAATCTAGAAATAAAGTAGGTGCGTTTTTTCAAAAAAGCCTAATTGGCACAGGAGACCTTAGTAATATATATAACAAATCTAGAACTGGAATGCGTAACTCATTAAAGGCGGAGTTTGCTTTAGGAGACAATACAGAAGTTCCATCACAATACATTCTAGACGCATTAAAGATAAAAGATGAGGATGGTAAAATAATCCAAGCATTGGGCGCAAAGACCACAATAAATTCTGTTTTAGATTTTATTAGTAAGGGGTCTGAGCGTTCTTTAGATTTATTTTTAGGTTCTACCGACCAAGCTGCAGCAAACTTAGCTTTTGAATCTCATTATATACAAGAAAGAGAGCGTCAAGGAGTTAATTTTGATGATGTAAAAAGCATGAAGGATTGGTGGGCAAAAGAAAACGAAAACCCAAATATAGATGCTATCAACAAAGCTGACGCTATGGTTGCTCAAACAATGAGACAGACAGGAAAACTGGGTGAGGCTGGAATATACGACGGAAGCTCTCCATCAAAACAAACTTTAGTGAGGATGTTGTTTCCTTTCCAGAAGTTTGTATCGAACGCAAGAGCTAATTTTGCAAATCAATACGCTATAGTTAACGACCCAACTATACCTGAATCACAAAAGAAAGAAGCCAGAGCCGCTATGCAAGGTATAGTTCAAGAAGTTGCATCTTTTCAAGCTATAAAACTTGGGTTTGCTATGGCTCAACTAAAAGGATTTGCTCCAGGTATATTTGGTTTTGGACTAGAAGAAGAAGATATAAAAAGAGAGGGTGGTTATACCCAATTATTAGGGTCAGACATACTTCCTATTGAGGATAGACCAGGAGTTTTTGATGATTTAATAGGTCTTGACCAGGAATATCAAGATTTAATGAATGAAATGCTTCCTGTAAACCAAAAAAGAACTAAAGAAGCTGAGTTTATAGCTGCTAAAATGAATGTTAAAGGCGTTTCTTTAGAGAAAGCGGCTTATTTTATAGATAAATACGCTAGGGAATACGAAAATAAATTTCAGGCTGGACAAACATACGGGATAGTTGCACCAACAATGCAAGATGTTTTTACAACAACTTCTCCTATTCCATTTACTGAAGGAATGGACGATGTTCTTTTTTATGGTTTGAATAAATTTTTCGATGACGATGTTTTTACTGAATTTATAAGTTCAGACCTTGAAAAAATAGATACAAAAGAAGGAAGAAGAGCTTTAATTGCTTCAAATCTTTTGGGTCTTGTTGGAATAGGCTTTGAGCAGTTCAATAAATTTGTTGAGGTTGCATATTTGAAAGACCAGCATGTACAAAAGGTATCTGCAGGTGAATATGGGACACAAGAGCAGTATATTGGTGGTGGCAAGAGTATTACTAAAAGTGAACAAGTTAAAGCAAGTATAGAAATGCTATATAACTTGAGGAGCGCAACATTGCTTATTCCTGGTGCTCCAAAAGGAGATTTGAATAAGTTTGCAAACTACCTCGAAAGAGCTTTACAGAAAGAGTTTACTGTTGGAGCTAAGCCAGACCCAATGATGACAGAAAATCAAGAGTAATATTTTTCTTTTATAATATTAATTACCTCTTGACAATCCTTTTGGTTTCTGGGAACGAATAAGTCTGTTTTCCATCCTTTTAGCATTATATATCGCTTGAAAAGCTTCCATACCATAGGAAAACGTTCATTTGGATTTCCCTTGCATTCTATAATGTATCTTGGTGGGTTTTGTAGGTCCACAAAGTCTGGGGTATATGTTATGGGTAATATTTTTTTGTGACCTCTGTCGTGTAAGTATTTTTTAGTTGGTGTTTTTTCGTATGAAGAAAAGTTTGCTTCAAATCCCTCGATGATTGTGAACTTTTGCGTCTCGTATCCAGCAGGTATTTTGTTGGCTTTGAGCAATAGGTACATGTGAGACTCCAACTTCGATTGAAACTGTATTCCGTCTATTTTTGTTTTTTTAGACCGAGTTATCTGTCTTCCTTTCTTATATCTCCTCATCTACATCTTCTAGGTACATGTAGTCATCAAAATACATGTCGCTAAGCGTTTTAACGGCTTCTGGCACACCTTCTGCATAAATATTAAAGTCTGCATAGCTAACGGATTTTCCGTCGTCAAAAACCACAGGAACGTATTTCTTGATGTTATTTATACCATTCCAATACAAAACTTTGTTTAGTTCCTGTTCTATTTCTGTTCTATTTTTTAAGTACTGCATAGCCATCTTGTTAGTTATATTAAATTCTTTGGACACAAGATATATGTAGTCATCTTTCACGCTAGATATTTCAAGAATACCATTTTCGTACAAGCAAACATATATGAAGCAATCCGTTAAATAAGACTCCAAATCTATGTTTTTTAGAGTGGACTTTACAAACAACACCTCTGCGTCACTCAGCTCTCTGTTTACGAAAATTTTCTTCTTAAAGTCCATAAACAAATTTAACGAAAAAACCCTCAGTATTTTTGGCAGTTCCTGAGGGTTTTTCTCTTATGAAAACAAATAACAAAGAATAGAAAACTAATGACAATAGTTGGTTAGGGTGTCAAAAAAAATCTTTGTTATAGCAAATATAACGAAAATTATCCAAAAGGATGTTCTCCGTCACCAAATTCAAAGTTCAAAGTTACCAACAAAAAGTGAAAACGCATCGTACTGTATGGCTGCTCATCGGATGGGTCAAAGAGTTCAAACCCTAAAACCATACCCTCGTGAGGCCATCTAAACGTAAAAGAAAGCATATACCAATCCATAACTAAAATATATGTGTTAATCTTGCTACTTGTCCGAACTTCGGGTGGTGTAAAAACCCTTCAACCGCTTTCGGATTGTGTTGGTATCCATTTCTGTGATGCCAAGAATCTGTTCCTGAGGGACTTCGTAAACTCTCTACTGTAACCCCTGCGTAATCTTTTGCGTTCTTGTGATGAACGTGGTGTGTGTACACATATCTGTGTTTTGATTTACTCCACTCTTTATTTGCTTCAACAGCCATTAGTAGAGGTAAGTCCTGTACTTTTGCTCCGTCTCCATGAGTCGTACCTATAAGGTTTTGACCATAGCTAAAATATTTTCTATGCTTTATACTAACGTCAAAAGTTACGTTTTCGCACTTTCTAAACCAAGATGATATAACGTCAGCTAAAAAGAATCCGTTTGTGTAATCGTGATTTGATGGATTGTATGTTACATGAACATCAGATACAGTCAGTAAGCTTTCTATAACATCTACGTAAAGTTTTTTAGCATTCAAAAAGTTTTCATACCACATACCATCTGTATCCTGTGGAGTTCCGCTTGTAGTCGTTCTCCTCGGTGTATCTATATGTAATATGTCGTTTCCTATAATCAATAGTATTCTTTCTATATTAAACCCTGAAGCCTTGCTCAGTATTCCTTTTATACCCTGCTTTACTCTCTTAACTGCTATCTGTTGGTTGTAATCTTCACCTGTCTCGAAACTTGTAGCTAACTTTCCAATATGCACATCTGCTGGGTCTAAAACAAGTAGATGGGGGTTTGTTTGCTTTTGTCTTTCGATTGGATGATAAGACGGAGAGTGATTGTCCATCTGCTCAATAATCCTTTTAGATATATCGTTGTATGATATTACATCAGGTCTTACTTTAACAGAGTACTCTTTGGTTTTATCCCAATACTCTTTTACAGATGAGAAGTCTATTCCTCTTTGCTTACAATATTCATAGACTCCGCTATGCCTAACCTTGTTCAGCTCCATTTGTTGTTGCTGGTCAAGAAAACATCGGAACTTAGTTCTTCCTGGTTGAGGTTTTTTTGGTCGAATACCGAGTGCTTTGGCTTCGTCGTCTGTTAGATAAACTCGTTTCTTCATGGTTCCATTGATTTTTTAAGTTGTCGAAGGTCATAAATCAGGGAGTTCACGGTGTTTTTACAGTCTTCAAAATCGCCGTCAAAAACATACTCAAATGCATTATTTAGTTTATCGTGCATTCTATCAAAAGTTGATGTTAAGTATTTCTGGCGAGGTGTTGATTCCATTTTAGTCTTTATCCATGTGGTACAATAGCTTTTTGCCATCTGAAGAATCTATTTTTGATATAGCTCTGTATATAGCTCTTGATTTCTTTTTTACATCTTGCACCTGTGTCTTGGTGGAGTCTGACCCTAAGTTTGTATACATATTACAGTCATACTCAAGCAAAGCATCTACTTTTCTTTTGTCAGTCCAGGTCTTATAACCTAGTACCTTTTCTATATAATTTGTTGTTTGTTCCATACTATAAAAACTGCTTTAGGTTTGGTTTGAAATATTCAGAGCCCTTCATGATTTTGCCGTCAGTGCGCCTGAGAACCTTACCATTTTCTAGTTTACTCATATTTGATTTATGCACCTCCTCAAACATATCGAATATAACGGTAGATAGCCCGTGTCTCAATATAATTCCATATAATATATACATCATATCTACAACAGCATCGGCTATCTCTACCATGTCTTCGTCTTCACACGCAACTAAGTATTCGTCAAGCTCCTCAAGCATTAGCCTGTAGTTTAACGAGTACTCATCCTTATGAATTTTAGAAGGTGTTTTCCTTATTGGGATTTCATAAGTTTTATTAAACTCAGAAACCATGTTTAGTTTTCTGTCCTGTATAGTAAGCTCTTTCTCAATATACAAAGTAGCATCCATTAGCTCTTCTTGAAGGTGTTTCAAGAAGTGGTCCTTCATGTTGTCAGCAAGGGTGGTATTGTACTTTTCAATACCCTTAATACTCCTGTCCGTGTACTTGTTTTTTACTGATTCTACTATAGAGTCAAACATTTCCTAAACATTGATTTTAGTAAATGTATAAAAAAAAATTTAAATAGTCAAAGTTTTGTTAAATTTTTTCCTTATATTTTCTAAATTACTATGTTTTATAGTGTTTTCTTGAAGAAGATGCACTAACTCATGTATAATTCCATCATCTGCTAAACACTCATCGCTTGGTATTTCTTTTAGCCAACACATATATACAGCGAAGTGTAGTATATCTACTATGTTTTCTAAAAACTCTTCGTTAGTACACCCGCGGTATGTACTAAAAGCATACTGTAATGACTTATGGTCGTAAACAAACTCCCTATTTCCTACTTTGTATATTTCTGGCAAGGATTTCATATAATTCTATTATTTTATTTTGTAATTCTTTTTGTTGTGTCTTCCAATTGTATATTTCTTCTCCTTGTTTTTTTCTTCCACCGTAATCTACTTCTATCTTAAGATGGTTGAGGTCATATATAATTGGATAAACTTTTATGTTGTTGCGTGTACAAACAACCATTGCATTATCTTCCATTAAAACCTACACTTTTTATTATTCCATCTATCTCCTAAATAATTTAAAAAATTTTTAAGAGAATAAGGCTCTCTTGTATTAACCCACTTGTATCTGTGGTAGTATGCCGTCACATAACAACCATCTAATGGTATGTTTTGGTCTTGTGGATAGGTATCGTCATACTCCACTTTTAAGACAACGCTACGTTTTGTTCTCCATGACGAGCATATTCTTTCAAGTAGAAGTTTTTGACCGATTGGTATTTTGTTTCCACGCTTTTTCACCTCTATCAAGATTAAAATATCATTGTCAAACTCTAAAACAGCATCTATGTCTGATGGATGTATGACGCCATTCTGTACCCCTGTAAAGTCTATTGCTCTTACAACCTCTTTACTGTTTCTAATCAAGCTCATTTACCAAAGATATTGTGACGTTTTCCCACTTTCCACCCTTAATATCATAATCAACTAAGAAGTCTATGCGGTTTTTCCATCGTTTGTTCATTCTATCCTCTACTGTCCAAATTCCATCCATCTCTCCTGCTCCTTCTACACATACTTGCGCTCCAAACACAAAGCCAAGAGGCTCTAAATCTCTTGAAACAGCTATCCATCTATGTGAGCCAGGTGATTGTGAATTTATTTTTTTAAGTGATGCTGTTGTCAAATAATCAGCATTACATTGTTTTGGGTCGGCATGATATATTGTTGCCGTAACCATGATAAAATTTAAAATAAGTGTTTTCATATTTATATATTTATTTGTTCAAATTCTAAATCCAAACTTTTAGTTATTTCGTATGGATTGTTTTTAGTTGATATCCAATTTGTGTTATCCCATATTGGGTTTCCGTCTTTCAGCTCTGAGTATCTACCATTGTTTACATTCCAACAGTAGTCTACATGCGCTTGGTTTTCACCTAGGTTTGCAAACTTTACCTTTAAAACCTTTATTTTTACAGTCGCATTGTCATAATCACGATGAACCAATATACCATGTGGACTCATGTCATAAAACTCTCCTCCGCCTTTTACATCATAAAATGTTGGCTCAATAAGCTTTCCCTTATCGTTTTGAGGTTTAGTTGGATGTGCAACTAGTATACAAACCACATCGTGTTTCTTACAGAATGTATCTACTTTATTTAAGTAGGCATTGGTGTAGTCAGTTATACTTGCGTTGAGGTTGTTTTTATCTCTTATCTTGTTGTAGGGGTCGATAACTAAACATCTGATTCCCATTCTTTTAACCAACTCCTCTGCTTTTTTAAGAACTCTGTCTAGGTCGAACCCATCTTCGTAATCAATAAAAAAGAAGTTTTTGTTTATATGCTCAACACACTCTTTCCAATCTTTCTGTTTTGTGTCCTCATACTTCGGTGTACTGCCATACAACTTACGCACAAGTTTATCGACGTGGAGGTATTGTGGGTAGTTTTCAGTAGAGGCATAAGCTGTTTTCCATCCATACATCATGTTGTATCCTATGGTCATTTGGTCAACAAAATCTGACTTTCCACTCGAAGGAAAACCTGTTACGACTATAAATTGCTTTGTGTATGTTGAAAATACTCCATCAAAACTACTCAAACCAATCTTGTACCCATTTTTTACTCCATTTTTATAAAATTCATCTAGGTCTGAAGCCATATCAGACACTCTAAGCACGTTTTCTATTGGACATGGTATTGCATCAAGCACAACCCTTTTTAAAGCCTCCTTTCCGTGCTTTATTAAGTACTCGTTTGCGTCCTTACAATCTTTGAGGTCACATAAAAACACTTTATCTGAGCCAAATCTTCTTATAAGTTCTTTTTTGCCGTTTTCCCCTGCCTCGTCATTATCTACGCAAATGTATATCTGAGTTTTATCTTCAAAGTAGGGATAAAAATCCGTTAGGTAGTCTAGATTTATCTGTCCCTTTGCTGTAAAACCGTTGGGAACGCTTACTACGTAGTCAATACCTGCTTCAACAAATGACATCGCATCTATCTCTCCCTCTACTATAACACACTTTTCTGAGTCTTTTATTGAGTCTATGTTATAGAATGTCTTTTGAGCACCCTTGTATAGCTTAAAATTCTTCTGTGCATCTCGATACTTTACGTTTGTAAGTATTCCATTGACAAAGTAGTTGAACATTATTACGTTCACTTCTTTTCCAACTTGAGGCATAAATTCTACGCCTTGCGTTATGTTCATCTTACTTAACGTCGCATCTGTAATACCCCTGCTCTTAAACCAATCAATTATTTTAATGTGTAAAGAATTTTCTATTTTCTTTACATTTGGCTTTGTATATGTATAGTCAATAGACTTTTCCTTTTCATATGTGTGTAGTTGCAAAACTTCACCGCAATGCTGACAAGTACCTAATCCACGTTCCCAATCAAGCATAAGGCATTTCTGAGATTTTTTCTTTCTACCCTCTGAACAAACAGGGCACGTAGATTTCTTTGCTCTTGTATCTAGCTTGTATATGTTGTAGTCTTTTATATTGTATCCGTTAATTTCCATTGCTAATTATTTGAAATTCAAAACCAGGCTTATCGAAAAAGCTTTTGTCTTTTTCTAGTTCTTCAATAGAACCGCTTTTTATTACTTGTCCTTTCCACTTCCATCTGTATGGACCATTGTCTTTGATTGTAACATTTTTGTTATACTTGAGCCAGTTTACAAAGTGAGACTTGAAGTCTTTGATGTTAAACTTAACCTCGTCTGTCATAATCAGATGATTGTGAAAAGCATTCAGTAGTTTGTCCAACGCATTTTTTGTGAGTTGGTTTTGCATACACACAACCTCAGCCCATGACGAATCAGATAGACATTGTTTTAAAAACATATTATTTTTATTTTCTTGTTTTATTATGTTCTTATTTATGTTTGTCGTTTGCGTGTCGACTGTTTGTCGTTTGCGTGTCGCTTTAACCTTTTTTCTTGGCTCTTCTACTTGATAACTCTCATAGTTACAGATTGTTACCTTTGTGTACTTGTTTGTCGTTTGCGTGTCGATTTCGCCTGTGTCTTTGAGCCTTTTTATAGCCGTTCTTACTTGGCGAACAGGTATGTCTAGGTCAGATGAAATTCTTGATAAAGACGTTATATACTCGCCCCTGTTCACGGATTTACCCATAAACCTGCAATTATCGTAACAAGCGTTTAGTAGAAGATGTATGAATATATTTTTTGTATTGGAATCTTTATACCACTCCCAATCCAGTATCCTCCTGTGTAGTTTGATGTATCCCTTCATCGTTTATTCGTTTTAGTTTTCTATTTAATTCTTCTTGGACTAAATCTGCCGTCATGCCCAAGAACTCTTTGTTTTCATGTAATATGGTTGTTATGTCGCAAAACTTTGTTATGAAATCCAAGTCATGCTCTTTGTGTATTTGGTGTACGATTATTTTTTTGTAGTTTGATATTGCGTCAAACCAATATCTGTCATAATCTACATAGTATTTGATTTCATTTTCTATCTCGTTTATTTTCTCTCTGAGCTCTCTGTCAACAGTAATCATGTCGCATATTTTGTTAGCATTATGTAATACTGATGCATGATTATGAGGTTTGTCTCTGCCCATGTATTGAGAAAACTTTCCAATGTCTGACAAACTTAGCCTTGTGTATCTTGTTGCAAAGTAAAAGAACATAGACCTTAGGTCAATTATTTCTCTTACACGAGTGTCAAAGAATATAAAATCGGGTGTTTTGTTGTGTTTGTCAGCTATGATTTTGGCGATAATTTCTAAGCTTTTATATTTTTTATCTTCTGTCATAGTAAGTGTTTTAAAACCCGCCCCGAAGGGCGGGAAATTAGATTAAAATGGGAGGTCGTTCATTGGCTCTTGTGCTACATTTTTTGAAGCAATAGTTTCAAATGGTTCGTTTCCTCCGTTTTGGTTTTCCTTTTGCCCTTTCACGACTTTTCCATCCGTCCAAATAACAGAGCCGTTACCTAAGTAGTGTTTTGGCTTGTTAGACGCACGTTCGTCTTGGTCTTGAGCAATTGTGATAGATACGTTTTTTCCGTATCGTGACTCGTCATTTACAGAGATGGTGATAGGTATGTAGCTATCTTTTTCTCCTTTAATGATTTTGTTTTGGTCAATCTTCTTCAACTCTGAAGTTTTGATTGATGCATTGATAAGTGTTGACATAAAATTAAATTTTAATTATTAAAATGATTACTATTATTGCGATTGTTATTGCATCAGCTATCGCATCACTGATATCGTTTTTATTATATCTCGCCATAGACTGTAAAATTGTTTAGTTCTTTTGTCTTATTGACGAAATAGTCTAGGTAGTTTTGCTCTGCTTTACGAACTTTCTCTCTACCATTTTCGTATGCTTCATCTGTTGTTTCAAATATACCTACACAACCTGTGCCTTTGTCTACTACCAGAAAAACCATCGGTTTCTGGAAAAGTTTTGAGTATATAAACGCTTGACTATCGTAATTATATGCCTTGCTACTATACTTAAAGCCTCCGATGTTGCTTGATGTTTTGATGTCAATTATTGCTTCATCTGTTACGATATCAGCTTTACATTTCCACGTCAAATCACCGCTATCCATTGTTCCTAAATTCGGAACTTCAAAGTTGTTAGACTTGTTCTCTAGTATGGTTTTGAACTCCATATTTCCGAAAGCCTTATCTACTAATGAGCATAATTCGTCCCATTCTTTTTTCAAGAATATAAGACCTCCTGCTTCTTCTTCGGCATCTTTGTATTTGTTTGTTCGCCTTGTTGAAGCATCTACAAACTTGTCGTGTTGCGTTTCCCCAAACATTACAAGTTCGTGGAATGCTCTGCCATACATTAGGTTTACGCTATCTTCACGAGGTTGATTGTACCCTGCAGGATTATTGATTAGCGTACCTATGTCAGAATTAGAAAGAAACTGCCTGCCATACTCTCCGTAGTAGTGTTCGTCACTTGATAATTTAGCGAGTATTTCTTGTTTTTTTACTTCTTCCATGACGCATCCTTTCTTTTAAAGTCTTCGCTTTCATCTTCGCCAAATACACCTAGTTCGTAGAAACCTGTGAGTTTGAGCACGGCTCTTGACATCGCACGTTTTTCTGCCATTTCCATGACGTACCACGTATTACAATTTCCGTCTCTATGACTTGTTCCTTTGAGTGCTGAACCAAACGTCTGAATAGTGTTGCCACTCGCATCTGCATTGGCTTTTATAACACAAAAGTTAGTTTCGCATTTGATTACATCATAGGTGATTGTGATTTTCTCACTTGCTTGGATTTTGTCAATCCCGCTTCTAGTGATGATAATGTAGTGTTGATGTTTAAAGACATCGTCTTTGCTGAGGTCGTACTTCTTGTACAACGCAGCGAGTTTCTCAGTTTTCATAAGATTACATTTAATTTAATTATTAACAAATTTACTTTAATTTTTGTTGATATCCAAGAATTGACGTAATGTTTTTATCTCTTGCATAGCAATTTTGTAGTGATACTCCTTTTCTTTTTCATTTCCTTTAGCAATTCCTAGTTGCATCGCATACCTATTGTTTTTAATTCGTTCGATGCTATTACTTAAAAATACAAAGTCACAAAATTCATCTATACTCACAGAGTCTAGTGCCTTTAATTCTGTGCTTGATAAAGGTCTATAAACATCTGTACTATTGTCAAACACATCTACTTCATCAAAGTATTTTTGAACAAGTAGTCGCCTATAAATTATAACGTCTATGTTGTTGTCAGATATTCTTTTTACAGGTTTGTCTCCTTTGTATTTCTCGTGGAAGTCCTGCATTCTTTTAAGTGTTTTGAGTTGCAAGTCTTTTTGTGTCATTTATTATTCATTTATTAGTGATTTTAATTTTAAAATTTTATAATTACTCGTTTCCACTAGAAACCCGACATACTCTGCATCTTCTTCGATACCCCATTTTTTTAGGTCATCATGAACCATACGTAAAAAGTTATTGGTTTCTATTGTTAGTTCTAGAAGGTCTGTTAACTCTCTCCTTAACGCTTCATTTTCTTGCTTTAGATACTCCATGTCTTTTTAATTTAATTTCCTCTATCTCTCCATGTTCAGCACTATCAACATAGTATTGTGCTGACTTTTCGCATAGCGTTGTTACTGTTCTGTTTGGCATTTCGCCACCATAGTACAAGTGTACTTTATACATTGTTTCATACATAGTTTTCTATTTTAATGGGACTTTCGTCCAAGTGTTTTGCTTTTTATACTTTGTTATCGTGCTTTCAAGTTGCTCTATGTAGTTCATAAAAGCTTGTATGTAATACACGTCATCTGTTTTCAGTTCTTCGAGCCTATACCCGTTGAAATAGTTAAATCCGTCATCTACCCTATCTAGCAAGGTAGATTTCTGCGAGTTGTTTCCTGCCATATTTATTAAATTTAATTGTTTTCAAATGTCTATATTCGGGTGCGATATAGTTGTTTTTAAATGTAAAATCGTTTACAATTTTCATCTCGTGTTTATTAAGCGACTTCCATTGTTTGTATGTCGGATAATAAAACTTAGTTTGTTCTGTTCTAATGAGTGTCGCACATGATGTCATTATCAAAAACAACAGCATAATTATTACCCCAACCATAGAATAGAAAGTTGTTCGATATGTGCTTTCTTTTTTCATAATCTTTTGTTTTTTCTAAAGTGTTGTATTGTGTAATTTACAAGTTCGATAATTTCTTCTGAAAAGATTTCAGCGTTTACTTTTTCCATAGTCGCTATTGTATCGGCATCTTTGATGCCAAAAGCGGCGACTTCCATGTTTGTTAGCTTTCGTGCAAACTTATCTATTGTTCCATAAGTTTTTTGAAATACTCTGTCGTTTGCCTTGTCTTGTAACAAGTCTGAGTGTAGATAGTCTTTTGTCATTTGATTTAATTTTTAACTAATTTACGATTTATTTTGTTAATAACCTAACTTTATCAACAATTTTTTAATTATTTTGTGTACTATTTTGTTTCGCGTCGCGTCGCATCACATTACGTCGCATGTCGCATCACATTTAGTCGTCGCATGTCGCATGGTTTGTAATGATTGTGATAATCTTTTTAAAAAAAAAGGATGATAACAGTACAAGTACCATATCACCCTTATAACCTTACGGTTTTCTACATGAAAGTATAATTACTAAGATTACTATAATCCAAAAGATTGTTGTTAGTATTCTGTCAATTATATTTTGTATTTTATTCCATTTTTTACCCATTTGTTACATGATTTTCATATTCTTCTTCAGTTATTATTTCATTTTCTAGTAACTCTTCAATTGTAACGTTTATGTGACAAGTTAAATTTGTACCATTTACTACTATTTCATTTGATTGACGGACACTTATAATTCCGTGTATTACACATTCGTCATAATTATGTAGATATTCTGTATGATATTCTGACCATACAACATCTTCATAGTGGTAGTATTCTTCTTCTTCTTCAACAAATTTAAAATCATCGCAGTCGTCCCATGCGTAGTCGTTTCCACCATTGATTGATATTGCACGGTCGTATATAATATGTTCACCATGGTATTCACTGTATACGCAATCTTCACTATGATACCACTCACTATACCTATCAATGTAATTTGCTTCATCTTCGTGTATTCGGTCACCGTTTTCTAGCGTTACATAGTCGTCATTTGGTCCACCGTCTGTTGATTCAAGACAATAGTCACCGTTTTCTGAGCTTAATACAATTTCATCGTCGTTTGAAATATCATCTGAGTATTTTAATGTATCCATGTACGGATAGTATTCAAATCCACCTGTGTTTAGTGTGATTGTGATTTCGTTTTTGTCTGCTTCACCTGTTGGAGAAACAAGTGTTGTGTTACTGTAACTTTGTTCATATTTTGTATATGCACCAAGTTTTTTAGCGTATGATTTTATTGCTTCTATAGTCATTTGTTTACCGTATATTCTATCACAAAATAGCCCATGACTGTCTGTGTTCCATAGTATAGCTCTTCCAATCAGCATATTTTCATCATCAAGCGCTATTATCATTTTTACTTTGTCATCGTTTTCTGTATATATGTCAAAGTAATTTTGACAGCTATCATGACGCATACAAGAATTTCCTAGTGATTCTGTATTGTATTTTGCGTAAATATTACCATTATACCAATCACGTATATAACTACCGCTTACTACTGTAATTTTACCTTGAAACGTATACATACCTTTTAGTTTATTCGCAAAAAACTCAATAATATTATCAGGTATTTTGATGTTTTGGTGTTTAAATATTTTGCGTAAACCTTTTCCAAATTTTATATCACTTCGATATTTCTTGTCTGATAACCAACGTTCTTTATCTTCTGTAGTAGCTGTCATTCTTCCAATAGGTGTATATGTCATAGCACCTTTATTGTTGATTGTGAAATGTCTATCGTGTTTGTCGTTTACAGCTTTTCTGTATATAGTGTTACAAGCAATTTGCCATAAGTGTTTGTCATCACTCTGCATGTTATCAGCAAAGCCTATTAGATTTTCTGCAAGACTGTGTGACACAACTTTGTTCGTTATGTTATTTTCATTTCTTGTATATACATTTATACCGTACTTTTCTAAAAGCTTTTTATTGTCTAACCAATGTGACATGTACATTCCATATCCATCTCGTTTGTATTTTTGTACATGAATAATTTTTTCTTGTTTTAGTTTTACAATTAGTCTTTTATAACTAAAGCTTGACATGTTGAAATTATCTCTGATTACATATTCAAAATCACTGCTGTCGTATGTTCCCTGCATATGATTTTTCGGAAGTGACCCATCATATTGTTGCATAAAATTTATTACGTCATCTGTTTTTACGCTATATCTATATACCATTGTTTAATAATTTAGGTTCAACATCTTTTTTAAATGCTTCTTGGTTGAAGCTTGCGTCATATAGAAGTGTGTCTGTTTCTATATATTCTTCATCTGTGATTGTAGACATATACTCAGCATCAATGTTTACATTATTGTCATCGATTTCTACATATGTGTGGCATGATAAGCAGAAGAACTGTTGTTCGTAATCGTCAAACCATACTTCACTTGCATTACAACATGGGCATTCAGCTGTTGTTTTGAATGAGTCTGCATATGTATTGTGTAATGCTTCGTTTTTTGTTTTGTGTTTTGGTTTGTTGTCCCAATCGTCATAGTAGTCATAGCCCCAACTTCTAGCTGAGTATGCATTGTAGCCACCATATCCAACACCATAAGTTGTTCTTTTGTCCAAATCTATTTCATATCTTTTGTCAGCTGTTTCTTGTAGTATTTCCAAACACATTTGTTTTGTTGATTCTACTTCGGATATGACAATGTATTCGTTGTCTGAATGTGGGTCGTAGTAACCACAAGACATGTTAGCTACTTGTACAGGATTGTTGTCCGCAATTTCACCAACATCTGTTATACCACCAATACATTTTTTACGATTGTATTTGTCAAGTATGTAATCAATGTCATTGTGAAGTTTATCGTTTGATAGTTTTGTACCACTTATACTTGTTACAAAGTCATTGTATCCACGTCTGTCACATTCTAATACAATAGTACTGTCATTGAAGAATGTGAAGTCTGCTTTGCTTGAACCTACACAACCAACTTCTTCGTCAAGAAAGAATACTGCTTTGAAGTTGTCAAATTGTTTTAGTAGTTCAAGAGTAATGTATACACCTACTTTGTCGTCACCACCAATACCATAACGTTTTTTTGTTTTAGTGTCGATAGCTAGTAGTACGTCATCAAGTTGTACAACTTGTACATCATTGTTTATTGCGTGTACTGTATCAATGTGACATACCATTGTTGGATATAAGTCTGCGTCACCTTTGGTCACATATATATTTCCATACTTGTCTTTTGTATGACCAAGGTTTTGTTTTGCAAGTTCTTTTTTTATGAACCTTTGCATTCGTTGTGTTTCATATGAATGTGTTTGTACATTCATTACTCTGATGAGATTTTGATTTACTTTCATGTGATTGTGAATTAAGGGGGCCTCAGCCCCCGTTAGATTAAACTTTGATTTTGTTGTTTGCAACAATAGTGTTGTACATTAGTAATGCACCCTCGTATGCAGTCAACGTTTTGCCTTGTCTTTCTGTAATATCAAAAGCTTGACGATAATTGTCTGCTTTGAATATTGTTGTTACAGGTTGAAGGTATGTCGGTGGCTTTGTGCCATTAAACAATGTCATTGCTTGTTTCCATGCATCTCTATTGTTATTGATGTCACGTGCTGATAAATCGTTTTTTATACGATTGTACACGTTTTTGTCACTTCGAACAACTTTGTTCTTTTTGACATTTTTTACTGCAGTTTTAATTGCAGAAGATACTGA